ACCACTTCTTTCATGATCTGTTCGCGGCGCGGGTGTCCTTCCAGCGTTCTCTCAAGACCGGGCTTGGACATGTAGTACACATGGCACAAGGCATCCTGGTCATCAATGGAAGTCTTGTCTTCCTCGTACACGCCAAAGTCATGCGGACGCACTACATAAGCGCGGTAGTGTCCGTCACGCCAGATGGTTTTCATGATCATGGCCCCGTACACAAGGGACCATTCAACGCACTGTGCCGAAACGGCATCGGAATCAGAGCCAAGCCAGGTTCTGTTGATCTGCCTTGCCACCGGCACCATCCGCAACATGTCTTCCTTTTCCGCGTTGGCCGGAAGCTCAATTGTGAAGCTGGTGGACTCTGCCGCGTACAGGAAAGACGCCAAAGTCTGGATGGCGGGATAGATTTTGTTGAACGTCGTCGGCGGACTCCCGGAAGGCGCTCCAAACAGGTAGTAACACTCTCTGGCAATGTATTCCGTGATGCGGTCGTCCCGGCTTTTCATGCACGCCTGAGACACTTCTGCGTACAGAAGGAACCGATCTATGTCGCCCTTGGGAATCTTCATGTCGGAATTTTCGTGTTATCCACGCCGTGAATGATAGGACGCGGCTTCTGCAACACATCCTTGAGCGGCGATATTGCATCCGTTGGGGGCGCACCAGCAAGCGAACCCCGAATGTTGTCGCCAACAGCACCCCACTTTGGGGCAAAGTCCGTTTGCCCGCGCCGCATGGACTCCATCACAGAACCGGCGTCGTTTTTCATATCGGTCATGCCGTAGTCGTTCGCCAACGTCTGCAGGGTGTTGTCGATGCCCTTGGCGACGTTGCCGATCGACACCGGGGTGTAGAACCTGCGCTCTACCGTGTCGCAGCCTTTCGGACACCGCTCCTCGTAAGCCTCGAACGGCCCGTGGGCGAGGCAAGTATATTCTCGCAAGATCCGAGCATTTCCATTCGACTTAGTGCGTTTGGTAGCCATGAGTTCGCCGTCCCCATCAGTTGTGGATTAGTCTGAATTTGTATCTTCCCGGTCATGATATTGACCGTCAGATTAGTCCTGGGCCTGGGATTCACAGATTTCACAATCCGCTTGTCCTCAGACACCCATATCCCCAAGTCCCACTTGTGGAAGAAATCCGTCAGGACTCTGACCCAGATTTGGGCCAGATCTTCTTCCTCCCGGACAAACCGCTCAAGCTGCTTCGGATCAAGGCAAATCCGGTTGGCAATCTGCCGCAGCGGTGGGTCTTTCTTGTCCCGGCACCAGATGAGCCTCCTCCGCAGCTCCTCCCGGCTGTACGGTTGAGTCTCAGTCAGCATCACTGAATCCCTACGTTCCTCAAGAACCCGCGCACCAACTGTCCCCCTATGTCGTTGACCCGCTCAAATGCGGCCTGGGGATTTTCCCGCACCTTCTGTTCTTCGTAGAACTGGCGGGCTTTGGCGGCTTCGGTACGCATGTAATCGCTGTAGGCAACGGCAGCCAGGGCGGCTGCGATCACACGGTCATCGTGCGTATGCCCCGCATGGGTAATCGACCCGTTCTCGCGAATCACGGTTCGCATCTCTTCCACCATGTCCACGGACTTCAGCACCAGCAACTGCCTTGCAAGGGCGTCGTTGAGCGCGTTCATCATCCGTTCCTTGGAATCGATGTTGGTCTTCCAGTCAAGCGCAAAGGATTTCCCAACAGAATCCACCCGGCGGTAGAGGTAGGACCGTACAGATCCAATAAAATCCCGCATTTCCCCGGTCGCCCCACCGGCGTCGGAGATGTTCCGTTTCATGTTGTTGAGTTCCTGCTTCACGGCTTGGCCGGGTCCGTTGATCTCAAGGTTCAACATGGACAGCGACCCGTGAGCAGGCCCATATGCCCCGGAAAGGTACGCGCAGATGTAGGCAAATTGGTAGGTGTCGCAGAGCGGGGAACAGAACTCCGCGACCTGCTCGAGCTTGTCGGCGTAGCAACGAAAGACTTGTATGCAGGAGCGGTCGTTGTTCTCAGACGCCCCGTAGGCAGGGTCGGCTCCCAGGACGTAGACGCCTCCACGCTTTGGAAACTCCCAGATCCGCAACGACGCATGTCGGGGGTGGGCTTCCTTCACATCGCAGTCTTCGAAACGGTCCCGAAACACGAAGTTGAACCCCGTGTACTTCAACTTCATCACGGACTTGTGCAAATCTGTGAGTAAATCTGTGGAAAAGAAGTTGGAACCCGACAGGATGAAGGCTTCTTCCTCGTGCATGGGGAAGTTCTGCTTCATCAGGTTTTCGTCTTTGATCTCATCGTTCAGCTTCCACCGATACCAGGCCAACTGCCCCTGGTTCAGCGTGTAGCCGTACATCTTCTGGATGACCCTAGCGGCTTTCTTCTCGTATTCGGACAAGCCCTTGTACCCGTACACCTTGTAGATGGGGCTGTCCTCCCGGACCGTGTAGTCCTCTTTCAACCACCACCCAACGAATATGGCGTCCTGCGCCACACTCCGTTTCGCGGTTTCCCACATGTCGTAGAACATGTTGAACCCCTGCGCGGTGGACTCGTACAGATAGAGTCGCAGCGGATGTTTCTCCGCCAAGGCGGATTGCAGGGATGCCAAGGCCTCTTCGTCACCCCACGCGGAGACTTCGGTGGCGTGCAGGAAGTTCAAGGCTTTGCCCTTGCCAAGGCTGGAGTTTTTTCGTTCTCCCGCAACCTGGTAGATGAACCGGCTGCGGTTTTTGAACCCCAATTCGTAGCGGTTGTCGATCGCAGCAGGAATCTTCCATTCCGGCGGCAACCCCTTCTGGTACATCTTCAAGGTGTTGCGGAACATCTCCTTGTTCCCGTCGTCGTTTGTCACCAGAGAACCTTGCGTCCCCGGATATTTGAACGCCCAGTACAGGTCGAACGCCAAGGACAGGGTACTGATCCCCATCTGGCGTCCTTTCAGGACTACGAACGAATGGACTCCGTCCTCGAGTCCCTTTCCGATCCGGTTCACCACCGTCTTCTGCGCGGTGTAGAGCCGCTTCCCTAGCGGGACAATCCCGTATTCCTTGGTATCTACCCGCAAGGAATTACAGAACCTGTAGAAAGAATCCAGGCTGAACTTCATTCCCGGCGCAGAATGTTCAGGATGGATGGGTCAAACACTACAAAGTTGCTGGTGCCTTCTCCTGCGCGACGGCTTCCTTCGTCCAAATAACGGATTCCCGGAATGTTCGCATCAAGCAAAGCTCGGCTTGCTGCCGCCGGACTGCCTTTTTCCAGCTTAAGCCGCTCATAGACCGATTGCCCTGTCGACAACGGACCTAAAGCGCCTTTCAAGTACAAAGACATGTCTTCGTCCCCGTAAGCCTCAATCAACATGTCTCGCAATTCGTCGGCAGTGAGGTTGGGTTCGTCGTGCAATATGTCGCGAAAACTGTTGTTGCTGTCGACGCTATCCGCAAAATCAAACAATTGCGAACGGGTTTTCCCAGCGAGGTGTTCTTCCAGATTTGGCATGGGATTGATAAGCCCAAGTGCTTTTTGCGCCACTTCCGGCTGTTCGCTCAGAGGCTTGTCCCAGCGCATCAGATTCGGCAGGTACTCGTTGGGAAGGTCTACGGTGTAGAGGGAACCTTTGATCTTGTCCAATGCACTCAGCAGTTCGGGAGATGGGTCATAGCTCTTGATTTCCCTCAGCGCTGCTGTGATCGCTTGCGCCGGGTAGTCGAAGCCTAGCCAGTCATCCTTTGCCAAGGCGTGCAGAAAGTCTCTTTGCTCTGGACGCATGTACTTGGCTGCATCCAGCGTTTCCTCAAAGTCTGCATCTTCCGGCAAATGCTTGAGGAAATCCTTGACCGTGTCCCTGTAACTCAAATTGCCCTGGTATGCTTTGGCAACTTCAGGCGACTCCGCCACATAGATCCCGTGCCCGTAGGCTTGCACCCCTTCACCGCTTCCTACCTTGGACAAGTCGAACTCGCCTAGCGGGTTTTTTTCAGTCGGCGGGAACGTGTGCGGCGTGCCGTGGTAGGTCGTGATCTCACGCATGACCGGGCCTAAACCCTTCACCAATGACAACAGTTCAAGCGGGTTAGGAGCAAGCATCCTGGCCACTTCATAAGCTAACCCCTCGCCCTTGGGCAGGCCCAATCTTTCGGAAAACCAATCACTGCTGCCGGTTTTGATGTCGCCTCCGCCAACAGCGGTCCTGATGGCATTGGCATACGGATTTCCAGACTCTGGGGGCGCTACCGTCCTGGCAATCGTGTTGGCTGTGTCTACAGGTATCCCAGGAAAGTCAGCAGCAACGTTTCTGAGCAATCCTGCCAACGCATTCTTGAACTGCTCGCGTTCCATTATTTCTGTTCC